GGCTTTTTCACAGACCGACTTGACCCATTGGGAACCCGGATTGACTAATAATTTTGCTCGGGTAGCGATTTTATGACGATTTGCTTGACGGGCGACATCTGCCGCTCGGGACAAATCTTCATAGGAAGAATTGGTGCAAGAACCGATTAAGCCAGCTGATAAATGAGCTGGGTAGCCGCTTTTCTTAATGTGATCTCTCAACTGCGAAAGCGGTACTGCCGTATCAGGTGAAAAGGGTCCGTTGACATACGGTTCCAGATTATCCAGGTCTATTTTGATCACTCGATCGAAGTACTTTTGGGGAGTTTGATAGACTTCCGGATCAGCTTGGAGAATTGAGTTGAAATCCGCCGTAGCGGCTTGATAAGGTCGGCTATCGTCTGGCGCTCTGTGTTTTGTATGCCGGTAATAAAATTTACCGTGTGCGTTAGCGCCCAATCAGCTGCCCTCTGGTTTATCAACGTCCAATCAACTCCGATCCCAACCTGCGCGATAAGCGCTTCAGCCTGTGACATGAATACGCTCTCGAATATCTGAGCGATAACCTTTCTAATCGCTGCCCCGCTATTGTTCCAGTAAGATTCCGGCACGTTGGCAAGTGACGGTGGATTGCCCAAAAGCGGTATCAACTTGTCACGCTGCTCACGCCACACACGCCCAAGTTTGCGCTCCATCTCACGCTCAAACTTATCCCGCTGCGCAACCGGCGCTTTTAGCTGGCGTTCTATCCGCCCTATAACGTCACTCAGGTTTTGCGTCGGGTTCATCCGCGTCCTTCGTGTTTACTGTGACGTGTATCTCTGGTTTATCCATGAGCGCCCGCTCTAATAATTCGTTTGCCCGCTTGAGTTCCTTGTACAATCCGATGTCCTCGTGCGACTCAAACCCGCCCCCGAAAACTCTTTTGACTTCTTCCGGCTCAATGCAAAGTTTCAGCGCGTTGTGGATTTCATCCTGCACGCCAAGCGGGATCAACTCGGAATCAAACTCACAATCAGCAGTCTTGCCTTCTTTGAGTCGTTTCAAGGCTTTGCGTTCCCACTTTTCAAATTCTGCGGTCACGTCAAGCGGGGCTTCCACTTCAACCGGCTCAGGTTTCGGCGCCATGAAGGGAATATCCTCCGGCGCGTCAATGCCTAACATCTCTTTGACCACTTCGGGGTTCACGCCCGCGTTCACGTAGGTTGCAAACGCGCTTGCCCGCTCGACTTCATCCGTCTGGAAGATGTCCATTTCGTCAAACGAAAATTCGAGTTCCATGCCCAACGGCTTGAATAACTGCCGGTTCAGCGCGCTCTCAATCAGCCTCGCGCGTGGCCGGATCACGTCCTGCCAGAATGTCATGCGGTGCGAGTCGGCTGAAGCGTAGTTGTCATCCCCCATGAACATTGTCACCGGGATGCCAAAGGCGTTGGCGATATTCGAGGTCGCCTGCTGGTACAACTCCGGCATGGTCATCTTGTCGAGGTCTTGACTGACAACTTCAGGGGTTAGTTTTGTCCTCGTGGCCAGCACGCGCCAGGCGTTGCCGACTCCGCTTGCTAACTTGCTAAAGAAGTTTTGAATCCGTTTTGTTTCATCCTCTACCAGTGTGCCATCGGCTGAAATGAGGATGATCGGCATTGCGCCGTTCTCGAAGAATCTGCTTGCAAACCGCGTCTGGAAGTTCATCAGCGCGGCATCGTTAAGGCACGCCTGCACCGTCGAGTTTCCGCTTGTCATGTCATCGGAGTATGAAAACTCCTTGATGTAAATAATGTCGGATTCCGGCCACACCTTGCCCGCTTGTGAGAATGTAAGCCCGTACGCCGCGTCATAATGCACAGCCACCGTGAAGGGGTTCAGCCGTTGCAGGTCAAGTATTCGCACCTTGTTGCGGAGTTTCAGCACGGTAGCAATGCCAGCGCCGAGTAAGTCCGCTTCAACTTTCCAAATCAGGTCGCGCATCTCACACGGGAACGGCCAATCGACTTCCGTTTCCCCCTTGTAGATATGCACCGGAACGCTCGAAATAGCGTCGCACCGCATCTTGACCGCGCGGTAAATCAGCGGGACTTGCGAGTACGCCTCTGCTACCGAACTGATCGAATTGGTAAAGTTGCCCGCGTCCGCCAATGCCTGCTGCTGCCAGGCTGGAAGCGTGACTAATGCCTTTGTCGCCTTGCTCATGGTTGATAATTTCATAATCACGCTCCGAATAGAATCACGGGCTGCGCTCTGTCAAGCGCGTACCACGCCAAAGCGAGCGACATAACGCAATCGTCATGCTGCCCTTCCGGCGCGGAGTAGGTAAAGTTCCCGCTCGTTGTCTTTTTACTCTCAAATGACAATAGTTCCCCCACCAAAACGGGATTGTCTAATATCTTAATTTGCCCGTGCTCAAAAGCCGACTGCAAAGATTGAATAATGCCATGCTTACTCGTGTTCGTTGTCGTGAACGGGATAATGTTCATCCCCCGGTTGTGCAGATGGTCAATGACCCCCTGCCCAATGCTGTTGGCTTCTACCACCATGCCTATCATGTTCCACTTCGCATACGCCGCCGCGATCCTGTCCTCCAGCACCGGGTAATCCACGCGGTTGAAGCGGTCAAGCGCCACCATTTCGCGCGTGTTCACGTCCAGTACCGTGATAACCGTGTAATCCACCGCCGCCGCCACATCCACCCCAGCGCTGTACTGGTGCCCATCAAGCGGTTGCTCAAGTGGTTGCAGGATGGCCGCGTCGTGTACCCTGCGGAAGACCATGCCCTCTGAATCAACGAACTCCGCCAGGTATTCCTGCCTGAATATGATTTCAGGTAACTCCGCCCGCGCCGCTTCGATCTCACCTTTCGGCATGAAAGGGTTCGCGCTTGTCGGGTAGGTGAACGATGACCAATCCGGCTCCGCCCCACCCTTGCGGTGAATGTCCCAAAACCAGTTGCGCCCGCGTGGTGTGGAGATGAACAGCGCCCGCCCTAACCTGTCTGACAATGCCGGCCTGATTGCCTCTATCCACGCCTCCGGCATAATGTACGCGGCTTCATCCATAACAACAAAATCAAGCCCCTCACCGCGCAGACTGTCAGGGTTGTCGGCTGATCTAACAGCCACCAATCCACCGCCTGGAAACACCGCTTGCCGTTCTGACTTATTGACCGATACCCCGTCAAGAGGTGAACAAACCTGCCTGATTGGCCGCCAGCCGACATTACTCATCTTGTAGGTTGGTGCGATCCACCAGGCGCGCCCGCCACGCATAGCGACTTGCAAACATTCTGTAACTGCAAGCCACGTTTTGCCGAAACGCCTGCCGGCTGATACAGTCCTGAAGCGCGTATCATCCTTGTAAATCTTGAACTGCGCCGGATGTAAGTCTGATATAACCTCAATCGGAATCACCGCCCTGCGTCAATTCCCTCACCGTCAATGAATGTTTTATGTCCCCACCATCCGCGCCCGTGACCTCCTGCCGCTCAACGTAACCGCGATTCTTGCCCTTCGTGGATAGTTGATACTTCAGCGCCCACGGGTCAGCATTGATCACCGCTTTGCGTAGATTAAGCTCGGCAATATCTGTAACC